TTATTGAAATGCGTAAACCTACTGGGGGTGATGCACATAGAAAGAATTTAAATTTACACCATGGAATTAATATAACAAATGATTTTATGGAGTTAATAGATAAATGTATTAAAGAACCTACTTATGACGACAGTTGGGATTTAATAGACCCGCATACAAAACAAGTTGTGCGTACTATTTCAGCCAGAGATTTGTGGTTAAAAATTTTAGAGGTTAGAGTTAATACTGGTGAGCCTTATATATCTTTTATTGATACCATCAATGAAGGATTACCCCAAACACAAAAAGATTTAGGACTTAGAGTACATCATTCTAATTTATGTTCTGAAATTACATTACCTACTGATGAAAACAGGACAGCAGTTTGTTGTTTGTCTAGTGTTAATTTAGAAAAATATGATGAATGGAAAAACGATACATTATTCATACCTGATTTAATTAGATTCTTAGATAACGTATTACAATATTTTATTGACAATGCTCCTGAAAATTTATTTAGAGCTAGGTTTAGTGCAGCTGCTGAAAGAAGTCTTGGTTTAGGTGCTATGGGATTTCATTCATATTTACAATCTAAATCTATACCTTTTGAATCAGCTTTAGCTAAATCTATTAATATAAAAATATTTAAAAGCATTAAAGAACAAGCTGTTGCTGAATCACAAAGACTTGCTGTCAAGAGAGGTGAGGCTCCTGACATGGAAGGAACAGGAATGCGTAATGCACATCTATTAGCTATTGCACCTAATGCATCTAGCTCTATTATTTGTGGAACAACTTCACCATCAATAGAACCATTCAGAGCAAATGCTTATGTACAAAAAACAATGTCTGGTTCTTTCTTAGTTAAGAATAAACATTTAGAAAAATTATTAGAAAAGAAGGGGATAAACAATGATAATATATGGACATCCATTGTCTCGCAAAGAGGCTCGGTTGCTCATCTCGAAGCTTTGTCAGAATATGAAAAAGATATTTTCAAAACTGCTATCGAGATTAACCAACAATGGGTAATTGAACATGCTGCCGACAGACAGCAATACATCTGTCAAAGTCAAAGCTTAAACATTTTTATTCCAGCTGACGTACACATTAAAGATTTACATAATTTACATATGTTAGCTTGGAAGAAAAAATTAAAAACACTTTACTACACTCGTTCAGAAGCTATTAAAAGAGCCGAGTTAGTATCAAGTAAAATTGCAAGAACAATAATACCAGAAGCTAATGCTGATAGTTGTCTGGCATGCGAAGGATAAACTATGCCACTATTTGAAGAACGAGTACATTATAAACCATTTGAATATGACTGGGCTTTTGAAGCTTATGACATGCAACAAAAAATGCATTGGCTACCAAGTGAAGTACCTTTACATGAAGATATTAGAGATTGGAATGAAAGATTAACAGCAGAAGAAAAAAATTTAATTAATCAAATATTAAAATTCTTTACTCAAGGTGATGTTGATATTGCACAAGCGTATTTTGATAAATACATTCCTAAATTTAAACCACCTGAAATTAGAATGATGTTGTCTGCTATTGCAACTAGCGAAGCAAACCATGCACATTCTTATTCATTACTTAATGATACTATTGGATTGCCCGACAGTGAATACAAAGCATTTCAACAGTATAAAGAAATGTCTGATAAACATACTTATTTATTTAAATCAAAAGGTAAAGGCATAGAAGGATTAGCTTTAGACATGGCTTGTTTTTCTGCGTTTGGAGAAGGTCTTCAATTGTTTGCTTCTTTTGTTATGTTATTAAACTTTCAAAGATATGGAAGAATGAAGGGTATGTGCCAAATTGTTACTTGGTCTATTAGAGATGAGACACACCATGTAGAAAACATGATTAAATTGTTTCATTCTTTAGTCAAAGAAAACCCAAATATTTGGACAGAAAAATTTAAAGCAAGTATCTATCAGACATGCCGTGATATGGTTGACCTTGAAGATAAGTTTATTGATTTAGCTTTTGAGATGGGTGGTATTAGAGGCTTAAAACCTGAAGAAGTTAAACAATACATTAGATATATTGCTGATAGAAGACTATTGCAATTGTCTTTAAAACCTAATTACAATGTAAAAGATAACCCATTACCATGGTTGGACTGGGTATTAAATGGTGTAGAACATGCTAATTTCTTTGAAAATAGAGCTACAGAATATAATAAAGGTACTATAACTGGTTCACTATTTGACTAAAGTGCCCTTTTTAGAAGAATAAAATATGAATGAATCTGAAGATTTAACAATGCCTGTATTGGCTATTGATTTAGTTAAGATATTAAATGAAGTGTTTCCTGAGAAATCACCTAATTTATCTGATGATACTAAGACAATATACTTTAAAGCAGGTCAAAGGGATGTCGTAAGATTTGTCAACACACTAAAAGAAAGGGCAGAAACTAAATAATATGTGTTTATCAGCACCAAAAGTACCTGAAGTTAAGCCAGCTCCCCCACCAGCTCCGCCGCCTTCTCCAATAGGAGAACAAGTAGCACCTACAGTTAGAACAGCTGCAACTACGGAGAAAGCAGAAATGACTGCTAAAAAGGCTAGAAGAAGAGGAACATCTTCTTTACAAACTTCATCTGGTTTGAATATACCTACAAGCTCAGGTTTAAATATACAATAATATATGAACTACAGCAACAGCAAATTATTGCAAGAGACCGCTAAACAACGATACGAAAAATTAAAAGAGAACAGAGAACATTTTTTAGATAGAGCTCAAGAGTGTAGTGAGCTAACAATTCCTTCCTTATTGCCACCAGATGGCTTTCATGTCTCAACAGACTTATATAATCCCTTTCAATCAGTAGGAGCAAGAGGCGTTAATAACTTAGCGTCTAAATTGTTACTATTATTATTACCACCCAATTCCCCATTTTTTAGATTATCAATAGCAGGTAATGCAAAAAAAGATTTAGAACAACAAAAAGAATTAAAATCAGAAATTGAAAAATCATTAGCAACAATTGAAAGAGAAGTATCAAATAAAATAGAACAACTTGCTTTAAGAGTTTCTGTATTTGAAGCATTAAAACATTTGATTGTAGCTGGAAACGTACTTACTTATTTACCTAAACAAGGAAACATGAGAGTTTATCCTATTACAAATTATGTATGTAGAAGAGATGAATCAGGTGAGTTATTAGAAATTGTTATTAAAGAATGTATTAGTCCAATGTCTTTAGATGAAGATGTTAAGATGATGGTTGCAAAAGATTCTGATTATAAAGATGATGAAGACATAGATTTATTTACACACATTTACAAAACAGCAAAAGATAAATTTTACATATGTCAAGAAGTTAAGGGTATAAAAATACCTTCTTCAATTGGTTCATACACAGTTGATAATTTTCCTTACCAAGCATTAAGGATGGTTAGAGTTGATAATGAAGATTACGGTAGAAGTTATGTTGAAGAATTTATTGGTGATTTAAAATCATTAGAAGGTTTGTCTCAAGCACTTGTTGAAAGTGCTGCTGCATCTTCTAAAGTAGTATTCATGGTTAGACCTAACTCTGTTACTAGAAAAAAAGATTTAGCTAATACAAGAAATGGTGATATTATTACAGGTACTCAAGATGATGTGTCTGTACTACAAGCTCAAAAACAATATGATTTACAAGTAGTTGAAAGAAGTATTGGTAAATTAGAAGAGCGTATGTCATATGCTTTCTTACTACACACTGCAATACAAAGAGATGCTGAAAGAGTTACGGCACAAGAAATTAGATATATGGCAGAACAATTAGAAACTTCTATGGGTGGTATTTATTCATTATTATCTCAAGAATTTCAATTACCATTAGTTAAAATACTAATGAAAAGAATGTCACAAGCAAAAGAAATTCCTGCATTACCAAAAGATTCTGTTAGGCCTACTATTATTACAGGAATAGAAGCTTTAGGTAGAGGAAATGATTTACAAAAATTAAGAGAATTTGTTGCTGAGATAGGAAACTTAGCACAAGTAAATCCTCAGATTGCTCAATCATTGAACACTGACGATTTAGTTAAACGTATTGCTACTGGTCTAGGTATAGACACTGAGGGATTAGTTAAATCTCCAGAGCAAATGCAACAAGAACAAGCAGCTATGGAAGAACAAATGCAAAATCAACAAATAATGCAAATGGCTGAAAAAGGTGTTGCACCTGCTGTAAGTGGCATGATGAAACAACAACAAGGACAATAATAAATGGTAGAAAAAGTAGAAATACAAGCAGCTGAAACTAATTCAGAAAAGCCTGTAGAGACACAAGAACAAACAAACGAGACACAGTCAACACAAAGTAAACCAGAAGGCTTACCAGAAAAATTTAATTCTGTTGAGGAACTGGCTAAATCATATGCTGAGTTAGAAAAGAAACTTGGTGGACAATCTCAAAAAGAAGAAGTTGACCCAATTGGGAAAACTACTTTAAAAGAACAAGAAGCAAATAAGAACACTTTAGAAGTAGCTGAAAAAGCAGTTGAATCTGCTGGATTAGATATGACTTCACTGCAAAATGAATACGCAGAAAAAGGTGAATTAGATGCTAAATCATATGAAGCATTAGCAAAAGTTGGGATAACAAAAGAATATGTTGATAACTATATTTCTGGTCAACAAGCATTGGCTGAAAAATATTCAACAGATATTAAAAATACTGTTGGCGGTGATGCTGCGTATAAAGAAATGGTTGAATGGGCTGCTGAAAATATGACGGATGGTGAAAAACAAGCATATAACAAAGCGGTAAATAGTTCAGATATGGAAACAGTTAAACTTGCTGTTAATGCTCTTAAAGGTCAATACGAAAGAGCTAACGGAACTGAACCTAAATTAATGTCTGGCAAAGCTACACCTAGTGTTGAACAAGGTTTTCAATCTTGGGCACAAGTTACTGAAGCAATGTCAAATCCTAAATATGCTAAAGATATTGCATATCAAAATGAAGTTAAACAAAAACTTCAAAACAGTAATTTATAATTATGCCACTAACTAAAAAAGCAAGTAAGATGAAAAAAGCTATGACTAAAAGTTATGG